ACAAGGCAAGGCTCAGGCCCAGCTCTGTGCTGTACGGCGAACGTACGTCGTAGTGGTTCATAGCTTCATCAATGTTCGCGATGAAGGTATCAGCGATCAACTGGTCATCGACCGAGATCGTGACTTCGTTGTGCTGGATGGCCGTGCCGGTCAGCTCTACACCGGGGGTGTGATAAGCTGCGCTGGCTTTGTAGATGGCCGGGAAGCTGGCGCTCTTGCCGCTGGAGATAGTCTTGTGCTCAGTGAGAGGCTTCAAGATTACGTTCGTCTCGAATGCTGTCAGCACTTCGCCTGCGAAGACCTTCTCGTACATGACGCGAACGTCACCTGCGCCTCGGACTTGGCCGAGCCGTGAAGGGGTTGCATTTGCCATTAGGAGAATTCCTGTAGGTAGTAGTTGGAGGGAGGTTGGTGCATCACAATACTACCGTTCGGATTGTCCCCAGCAGGGAGTCGTCTCGTCGCTTGTGAAGCGGGTTATTCGTATACCGCAAGTTGATCGACCTGCGGTATAAACTGAAATTGGTCGGGCACTCAGACTTGACACTGAGAGTACTGGCTCCATAGCCAGCGTGTTCGTTTACACTATAACCCGAGGTGCCTCCCGCTGAAATCAGCAGGAGGACTTTGATGTCTGTGGAGGAGAGGACACAGACGGAGGGACCATCAGATGTTTGAACGGCTCAACTTCGCGGCAACTTCCTCACGGAACTTCGCGTCAGTCTTGTACTTGGAGCTGTTCATGTCTTTCATCATCTCTCGTGACGAAGTGTAGACACCACCGTGTGCAGCATTGTTCGCGTTCCCACGAATCGTACTCGGCTCGTGGTCACCATCCTGCTCGAAGCGAGCGAGGAGAGCCTTGGCTCCTTGAGCCACGATAGCGGGGTTGCTGCTTGTGAGTTGAACATCGAGCGCCTTGATCTCGTTCTCGTCGAGACTTTCAGCGGCCCAATTTGCTGCTTCTTCGTAACCATCCTTGCCCTCGAAGGGCGCGTAGGCGGCAGCTTGCAGATTGCCGACGATTGCCGTCTGACCTGCAATGTACTCATTGACCATGTCGCGAGACAGGCCAGCTTTTTCGAGTGAAGCAAATGTTTCCTCTGACAGTTCGCCCTTCTCTTGCCATTCGAGGGACGCAGCGTTGACCACGTCTTGTCCGGCAGCAGGAGCAGCAGCAGCAGCGTCGGCAGCAGCCTTGGCAGCAGCAGCAGCGGCATCGTCAGCTGGAGCTTGCTGTTGGCCGCGAAGTGCAGCCTCAGCGTCAGCTTGAGATTTCAACAGTGCTTCGGTATTGATGACACCCTTCTCTGCGTCCCAGAATTTCTCCGGTACGTCAGCTGGACGTTCAACCACAGTGCCACCACCGGGTAGCTCTGTTGGTTTGTCGCCCATGTTGAGCATCTTGTCGAGATGACCCGGAGGCGAGCCGTCCGGGGTAGGTGTTGGATCAGGGGTTCCACCACCATTGGGGATTACAACTGTGTCGTTCATGGATTACCCCTTCTTCGCAGCTTTCTTCGGAGCTTCAGGCTTGCGCTTTGCTTTGTGCATACGCGTAGGCTTGCTTGATGCCTGATGCTCTGCGCTTCCACCGCGTAGGTGGTCCTGATAGCCTTCGTTCTGCTCACCCACAGTCGTATCGACCTGTGTGCCGTCGTCGTAGGTAGTCGTCCTGAGAATCAGACGCGATGCAGGCGATGTCTTGGTCGCTGCAATCCACTCGTCGAGTTCCTCATAGGCCACATCAGCGACAACGCGCGCTTTTGGCTTCAAGCCTTGCGCGAAGTAGCGGGTCTCACTTTCGAGTTCCGCCTTGGGGCGTGCTGAGTCTTCGGAATCAATGCGGAATTCCCGCTTCGTTCCTCGACCTTCCATTTCGTGACTGTTTTCGTTTGCCATGTTACTCTCCTCTCGGGTTAATTATTCAGGAGCAATAGCGCCCTGCGCCACAGCACTAGCAACAGGTCCAACCGCTTTGTCGGCTACCATTGCTTGCTGCTCTGCGTCGAGTTCTGCTTGCTTCTGTTCGTCGGTCTTGCGAAGTGCATCCACGTCCACATTGTGGTGTGTAGCAAGTCGATCTGCCACAGCTGAGGGGTCGAACTCTGCCATGAAGGTTTCGCCATACATTGCGACACCATCTTGGAAGTACGCCCGCAGCTTGTTCAGCTCGTGCCCTCGTCCGAGAGCCTCGAAGCCGGTGACAATCACTGGATTCACGGTGCCCTTCGGTAAAGAGGGGAACCGTCCTTTAGCTTTGAGCCGCTCAATGAGCCGCCGCACTACCTTATGCTGTAGTTCCGCAGCAAGGACGGTATATACACCGCCGAGTACATCCTCCAGCTCTTGCGCCTGCATCCGAATTTCTTCAGCAGTTACACGCTCAGCATTACGCACGGTACCCGTGGTAAGCAGGAAGGCATGACTCAATCTCAGCGAGAGATCGTCGATCTGTGCTTTCACAACTTGGAAGTCGTGGAATTTATTCAGCTGAAGTACACCAATGTCCTCGATGTTGCCCTCAACGAACTCGCCTGACTCTGCTTCTTGCAGTGACTTCAGGTCAGTCGTGGAGTTGGGCCGGTCGAGAAACAGTACCTTGGCAGCAGCGGCAGAGAACGCGACGATGTCCTTAGACAGGTCTTCAAGCGACCGCAAGTCACCGAGGTATTCCTCGCAATGACCGCGTCCGTAGTTCTCGTTCTCCAGTGCGGCCCAGCGAAGCGGGATGAACGGGCAGTTGTCGTAGTCTGATTTGCCATGAGAGTTCGGAACTTCCGTCTCGTCGATCTCTTGGTACCAGACAGCCTTCTGTCCTTCCTTCTTCACGTGGGTATAGATGGTGACATCTTCGTCGTCATCGTCAGTGTCATTGACAGTGACCCGCACGTCCTCAGGTAGTGTGTACTTTGAAACTTTCTCTTGTGCAACTATCTCGTACCAATTGCCGCTCGCGTCTCGCACAACCACATAGTTCTGGAGGCGGAATACACGAGAGCTTTCATCCTTCGGCATGTGCAGGAGCACGTTGCCGACGACGATCAGTTGCTTGATGGCAGAATGCAGTATAACTGCATCACTACCCTGCTCCAGCTCGTCTAATGCGTCATTTTCGAGCTGTTGCATGACGCCTTCGATCTCGTCAGCGATCTCTGGGTCTTCATCAGCGATGATTGCCAGTGTCTCCGAGTCAATCGCAAAGCGAAAGAAGGGGTTGCCCGGTGGAAACAGGGCGAGTCGTAGCTTCGAGGCGAGGTTGTTCACGCCACGTGAGCCGAGGCTCTGGTATGGGGTCGAGAGCGTTGTGTTCTCGTCAGCACCATCAGGCGGCATGAGTGCCGGGATGGTAATGTCGGCACAGTCACGCCCACGCTGGAGCACTTGGTCCCGTTTGCTGTCAAGCGTCGTGAACCTTTCCTTGGCAGTAGCCATGATGTCTCCTTAGCGTCGTTGGCCTCTGAAGTCACCATCACGAGGCGGACGGTTGATTCGAGGTGCGATAGGTTGGGCCGCTGAGCCGCCACCTGCCGGTGTGGATGGGACAAGTGACTCACCGGGCTGTCTGCCGCCAGTTGTGCCTTCACCCATTGGGATGCGCAGCGAGTTGCGGCCTGACTTCAGGCTCTTGACTGCCGCACTATCCCCGACGAACTCGTCGAGGTACTTGTTCCGTAGGAACTGAGGCTTCTTCGGCTCTTTCGGCTTCGGAACTTTGGGTGCCTTGCACATAGCGGCTCCTAATATGAGGTTGAGGGGTTCCCATCAAGCCGAGCACGCAGCTCAGCGATGAGTTCGACCTTGCCTGCGTACCGTTCGTGGTCGCGTTCGGTCTCATCCGGTAACCGGCATCTGGCCGGGTACTGTTCTTCAACCTGTTCAAGCATGGTCTGGGTGTCTGTCGGTAACGACCGCATAATTCTCTCCTTATGTATGGGGGCGCTGCTCTTAGGGTTGCCCCCCTCCAGAATCAGGCACTTACGCGCGCGAAAAAAACCCCCTCGCCGGAGCGAAGGGGCTATTGGTTACAGCCAGTACGGCTGCCACAGGCGAATCTTCTTCTTCTTGAAGTTGTAGCTGTCATGCCACAAGATATGCGCGAGCCTCGCCTGAAGCAGCGCATCCTCCTCTGTGTAGCCCTTCGAGGCGTATGCCTCAACGACCACATCCCAGAACTCATCCGGTTCTGCATCCTCCATCAGGTAGGCGACGTAGTCAGACTTCGGGCCGATGCCCGGACATCCGGGGTAGCCGTCTGTCTGGTCACCTGTGAGTGTCTGCCACATGTGGAACCTGTTGGCATCCTCCTCGCTGATCGACAGTACGCCCAGCTCAGCCCTGTTCGGATTGTACAGGAAGCCGGGGATCGTGCGCATGTCCTTGTCCTCGGAGCACATCACGATCTGGTCACCCTCGTAGCTCTTACCGAGCAACTTGGGGCTGGTCGCAAGTATGCCCATGCAGTCGTCCGCTTCCAGCCGAGGCCGGATGAACGATGGGTATTCCTGTGCGAGGTAGTCCTTCGCCCACATGAGCATCTCAGGTAGCTCGATCTTCTCTCGGCCAGCCTTGTAGGTGGCATCGAGTTCCTTCCTGAAGTTGCGATCTGGGTCAGACAGGCAGACCACGACACGTTGAGCCTTGGTTGCCTCGCAGTACTCTGC